TCCGATCAACCAGTTGTTCGGTTCGCTGACACCGGAGGGCGACAACGCTCGCGTGTCGGCGGTCGCTTGCGTGTTGGCGCTTGCATCGCGGACAAGGAACGGCCCAGACCAGACCGTCACCGCGATGGATGTCGTGTGGGTGAGCGCCCCGCTCGTGCCAGTGATGGTGATCGTGTACGTAGCGGGAGCCACGGGATGGGCGTCGAACGTCACCGTACTTGTCGTCGTGGTCGGGTTGGGCGAGAAGCTCGCGGTGAGGTTGGTTGGGAGTCCGCTGGCACTCAGGGTCACCGCACCGCTGAACCCGCCGCTCTTCGCCACCGTCACCGTGGCGGTATTGGTCGTCCAGTTCTGCACGCTGATGGTCGTCGGCGAGATCGTCAGACCGAAGTCGACTGGAGCCAGCACCTGGAGGTCCGCCGTGACCGTGTGCGTCAGCGAGCCAGCGATGCCGACAACCGTCACCGTCTTCACGCCAATCGCCGCGCTCGACCCAATCGTGAACGTCAACGTGCTACTGGTCAGTGTCGAGGTCGGGCTGAAGCTCGCCGTCACGCCGGTCGGCAGGCCGCTCACCGACAGCGCGACCGACGTCGACATGCCGCCAATGGCGGTGATGGTGATCGTGCTGGTCGCGGTGCCACTGTTCGGCCCGACGGCATCGCTCGCTACGATGGTGAAGTCGATTGCGCCGACGGGCGTATCGACGTAGCGTTCGACGGTGTAGCCGAACTTGTTCGTCTGCGCGAAGACCGGTGTGCTGGAGGTCACGCGCATGAATTCCGTCATGCCCCGCGCTTCCAGCATCACGAGGTCGTTCTCGCCCAGGTTGTTGTGCTTGACGTAGATGGTGGTGTCGCCGCCGAGACAGTCCTCCACGAGGCGGGTCGTCGGCGCGACGATGACACGCCCACCGACGGTCGAGCGCACCTGGGCGGCGACAAGGTTGTCTGTCGTCAGCTCGGCCACCGAGAGTGTGCGGAACTTCCGTATCGGTGTACCAATGTTGATGGCTCCGTTGTCGGGCGGCAGGATGTCGAGACCGCCTGGGGCAAGGATGAGGTCGCTCGTCGGGCTAATCGTCAGGTCAGTCGCGCTCGGCACCGACGGCGACGTGATGCGCGTCGTGATGAGCGGGTCCACGGTGAGCGGGCCGTTCACCGTCACCGGCCCGGTGATCGTCGGGGCGGCGTTCCACAGGCCCACGCCGGTCGGCAGCTTGTCCCAGGTGAGCGGCGACCACGAGATGACCTTGTCCGCGTCGGTGCTCAGCACCGCGTTCGGCGCGAGGGGGATGGAGGCAAGCAGGTCGCTGTCATCGACCGGCACGTCCACCGGCGGCGCACCGGCAGCGCCGCCGCCGACCACCACGACCTTCGTCGTCGTTGTGCCGCCGCCGGTCGAGACGCCGCCGCCGCCGCCCAGGCTTGTCAGGTAGTACTGCCACTCCGAGGTGACGAGACCGTTGCTGTCAAGCATCGGATGGCGGATGGGCGCGGGCGTCTTGGTCGCCATCAGAACGCCGCCTGTTCCACCGCGAGGTCGGCGTCGATGATGCGCCAGGGCACCGGGTCGGTGCAGACCAGTTCGAAGACGCGGTCGCGTGCTGCGCCGAGGCGCGACCACCGGACACGCTTACGGTACTCGCCGATCTTCCCGGCAGTCGTCCAGTGTTCGTTCGACCACGTCTTGCCGCCGTCGTCGCTCCACCGCAGCATCAGCGTCGGGTCGTCGCCGAGTCCGTTGTGGTAGTAATTGAGAAGCGGATCTTCCGCAACACCCGAGCGCGCCAGCCCCACCTCCATGTCCACTTGCAAACGGCGATAGGCCACGCTCGTCAGCTCGGCGTGCAGATGCGGGGCGCGTCGCATCCGGCGCATGTAGCCGCCGACGATGTCGTGCCCGAACTGGGGCATCATCGCGCAGAGCACAGACCCCTGTCCGCCCTCGTAGTAGTTGCCGAACCCCTTGCGGTCACCCACGAGGTGCAGGTTCGACACGGGATAGAAGCAGTGGCAATTCGGGCGAAAGCAGTCGTAGCGATTGGCGGTCGCGGTCCACACGCCACGCCGCGACCAGAGCTTCGTCGTCAGGTCGTAGACCCACGTCGCGTTCGCGGTCGGGAACGTGAGCACATAGAAGACGTGGCCCTCCTGCTCGTAGCCAAAGGCCTCGGCGTCAGCGGTGTAGGCATAGCTTTGCAGCGCCGTCTCCAGCGCGTGATTGCTCACGCGCTCGGGCGTGTAGCCGTTCGCCTGATACACGACGCCGCCGCCTTGCGCGGTCTGTCCATACCAGATCAGTTCGCCCGCGACGCGCACCGCCGTGTTCAGCGCGCCGCTGCCGACCTCGATGAACACGTTCGGGTTCGGCGCGAAGGGGAAGGGCGAGCTGCCGACGTTCACCCACACCTCGGTCGTCTGCTCGCCGAAGAGCCATATCTCGCGATGCGCGACGAGCATCGACTGCCACTTGTCGCCCGCGACGTTGCGCTGCGCGGCCTGTGACGCATCCCAGACCAAGCCGTCGAGATAGTTCGATATCTTCAGCGTCGAGCTGTTGGTGTCGAGGCCAACGAAGTAGCCGTCGATGAAGCCGCCCTGCGTGACGTCGTTCACGACCGCCGTCAGCGAGTTGGTGTCGAGGTCGTAGATGAAGCCTTTGCCACCGGCGCAAATGAAAATCTCGCGCCCCGCATCGCCGCTGGAACAGATGGACACGAGCGACGGCGACCCAGGGAGACCGGACGCGAGTGTCGTGTTCGCCGTCGGCAACGTCGGCGCGGGGTCGTTGATGCCTGGGAGGAACCCCTTGTCCTGCACTGTCGTCTTGTCGCTGCCGACCAGGGTGGCGAGCAGCACGAGCTGGTTCGCCGGGATGCTCGGCTTGAGTGGGTCTGGCGGATCGCTTAGTCCCGGCACGCCCGGCGACGTGATCGCCGGAGCCGTCGTGCGATAGACCTCGTAGCCCGTGCAGTTCGGCACCTCGGTCCAGGTGATGGTGTTGACGTGCTGCGCCGACAACACGGGGTAGCCCTGGACGGTGCCTTCGACCGACGGCAGCGTCTTGCCTGTCAGGTTGGTCGCGACAATCTTGTAGCCCCAGGTCGTGTTCGGCGAGGGACTGCCGGTCGTGTTCGACGTCGGCGGCGTCTTCGACTCGCCCTGGTCGCCGTTGTCTTGGAACGTCGTCTGTGTCGGGTTCTGGATCGTCGTCAGCAGGCGCGGCACCCCGGCGGTGCCGGTCGTGCGATACACCTTGTAGCCGGTTGCGTTCGCGACGAGCTGCCACGTTACCAGGATGTAGTTGATGGTCGAGAGCTGGACGTTGCCGCGTTGCGTGATGCCTTCCAGGCTGGCGAGCGTTTCGCCGAGGACGTTCAGCGCCGTCACCTTGTAGCCGTAGGTCGACGTGCCCTGCGTGCCGTTGGCATAGAGCACCGGCGGCGACATCTGCGACAGCGGCTGGGTCGGGGTCGAGATGGTCACCGTCGGCATCGCCGGGGTCGGCACCTGGGTCGGCGGGCGGTACATTGTGGACCCGTCGCGGTTCACCTCGTACCAGCGGTCCTGCACAGCGGCGAAGAGGCGATTGCCCTGCGACCAGACACCGCGTATCGGCGACTCGTAGAATGATGCCCAGCCGACGAACCCTGGCGCGGGGTAAAGCACCGGCGTGGCCTTCGCGTTCGGCGACTCCACCTGCTCGACGTACCAGTTCCAGGTTTCCTCGCAGTCGGCGATGGGACTGCGGCTCTTCAACGAGCCACCGACGAGACCAGGGAAGCGCGACATCAGAGGTCCGAGAGGATGTCGTAGCGCAAGCGCGTGCGATACGTGTCGGGATAGTCGCTGCGCAGCTCGCGGTTGCGCGTGTTCACCCGCTTCACATCGGCCCAGGCTTCAGCCAGCTCCTCGTCGCTCGGGAACCCGCGCCCGTATTCCGCCGCAAGCGCCTTCGCGAGCTTGAGGCGCAGCGCGCGGTTCCATCCAGGCGGGAACTGATAGCTGGTCTGCAGCGTGACGAATTCAGGGAAGGCGACCGGGATGTAGAGCACCAGCGACGACAGCCCCTGCGCAGGCACCGGGTAGACGTAGATACGCCCGTGGCTCATGAGCGGCGCAGGCGGCGTGCTCGTCGGCGCAGTGTCCCACCCGTGGTGGTAGTAGATGCTCTGCGGGTAGTTCGACGTCAGCGTCTTCTGCGGCACCGACGCCCACTCCTGGTCGAGCAGGATGCGCAGCGGCACCTCGATGGGGATCGGCACCGACGTCAGCTGAATGAGGCGCGCCCACTCGATGGTCTGGGGACAGTTGACGTCAATCTCCTGACCGCGCCCGATGGTGTAGTAGTCCTTGTTCGCGACGAGCGGCGTGACCGAGCGCAGCAGCGACGGGATGGAGAGCCGCTGCGTCTTCAGCCCGTCCATCAGGTCTTGCAGATGCTCCAGGCCATCCTGCGCCTGCGCCGCCGTCGGCACTTCTTCCCCGGCGCATTCACCGATGACGCGGAGCGCCCGCGTGATGAGACTCAGCGCGTTGGTCGACGGCACGACTCACCTCATCGTGACCACAGCGCGACCATCAGCGTCGCCGTCGTGTTCGCGGCGTTAACGCGTCGCACCGCGAGCGGCAGAATCTGGCCCGCCACCGCCGTGAAGTTCACGACCTTGCCGTTCTCCATGACCGCCGCCACCACGCCCGCGCCGCCGACATAGACCGCGTCGGTAATCGAACGCGTGGGGCCGGTGATGTCCACGGTGTCACTCGGTGTAATGTCCGCCATGACATTGAAGTTGGTGACCGCCATTACCGCTCCCTCCAGTAACTCGCGTTGATGCCGACGATCTGGTGGACGGGTGGCTGAAGACCCTGCGCCTTGGGACCAGCCGCGAAGTGGGACGCGACAACGCTGTCGGATAGCGCGGTGGGATAAATCGCGACTTCATCCACCAGTCCGATATAGGGAGTAACATTGGGCCACAGTCCAGCCTCTGCGCCACCGACCGCAACCCGCATGGTCGTCGGCCCGCCGAAGTCTGCTGACAGTTGCATGATCATCGCTTGCCCATCGACCAGCATGTGGAGGTAGTAGGGTGTGGGTGTTGGGTAGAACGCCACGGAAACGTGATGCCATGCGCCATCTGTCACGATGACGGGGTGCATCTGCGCGGAGACATTCCCGCCGCCCACCTTCTCGTACTGGAAGACTGTTTTGCCGGAGGTGGGTTCAGTCATGACCGCCACTTGCCCCTGCGCTGGCGACGTCGTGTAGGTGTGAAGAAACACGCCCTTAAAGCCCGGTTTCACGCTGGTGTTGATCCAGCACTCCATCGTGTACGGCAACGAGAGAAACGTCCCCGGCGCTGAAGCACACATACTGGTATTCGTCCCCGTGAACTTCATCGCCGTGTCACCGTCCACTGCTCCAACCTGACGGCGTTGCACGTCAACGCCGACAGTCAGGGATAGATTTTGCGTGCCTAAGTCCAGTGCGTTCCCGCTCGCCTCATTCAGCCGGTAGTAACACAGCGGGCTGGACTGCAACACGAGGTCTGAGTAAGTGCCCGCCATGCGCGATGGTCACTTCTTCGCAGGCGCGGCGACCGCCGCCTTGTGTTCCTGATGCGCCACCGGCTCCGGCTTGTCGTCGTCGTCCTTGGCCTTGGGCTTCGCGAGCTTCGCTGGCGAATCGACCCAGCCCTTGCCGAGCTTCTTGTCTTCCTCTTCGGAGTTGACGAGCACCGAGTCATACTCGGGGATCGCTTCCGGCGGATCGGGCTTGGCCTTAAAACGCCACGCGGGATAGGGCTGCGGCTTCGGCGCTGCCGCGTCGTCCTTCTCGTCCTTCTCGTCGTCTTTCTTCTTCTCGTCCTTCGCCTTCACGTCGTGGTCGGCCATGCGCGTCTCCTTCTTACGAAACCGGTGGTAGTAGGTCGTCAGAGGTCAGCGTCTTCCTCAGCGGCTTCTTCTTGAGGGGCGTCTCGGGGATCTCGCCCAGGTGCTGCCCGTCGCTCGCCGCGTCGGCCTTCGCCGCTTCGGCCTGCGCCATGTCACTCAGCTTCCGGTCGGCGGCGGCGCGCTCGGCAGCAGCCACGCCGACGTCAGCCGCGAGCTTCTCCTTGTGCTCATTGACGTGGGTGAGACTCGACTGCCAGCCGTCCGCGAGCTTGTCCTGCTCTTCGCGTTCGTTCGCGACGATGCAGGATTCCCACCCTGGCGTCACGGCGATGCCGCGCACGAGCATTCGCGGGAACGGTTCGTACTGAAACGGCTTCTCCCACTTCTTGCGCTCCTCGCTGACTCGCTGCTCCAGATCCATGTGTGGCCTCCTCGTGATGACGACGCGGCGGCGTACGTTCCCCACCTGCGCCGCCGCGCCGCGTCGCTCACGCGGACGGACATCAAACGCGTAAGCGCACGCTTTAGACCGACGGAGTCGACACCGGCTCCGGCTCGACTGCCGGAACCGGTGGCGGGGCTTCGACCACCGGCGGCTCGGGTGCGGGTGTCGGCGGCGGCGCAGGCGGCGGCTGGGCCGGAAGCGGCGGCAAGCGTCGTCGTGGCGGCGGCGACCCCTTCTTCTTCGCCATGACCGTCTAGGCGAACGTGATGCCGCCGCTCGCGAGAATTGTCCACGCGCCGTTCTGCGCTCGCAGGGTCAGCGACGCGCCGCCTGCCGCGAACGTGCCGGTGACCTTGCCGCCGATGGCGGGCGAGAACGTCAGCACATGCGCCACGTTGTTGTTCGCCAGGAACCGCACCTCGGTCCCGTCCGCGCCCTGCGACGGGGCCGTGATGGTCTGCGCCACTTGCGCAGCAGTCGTGATGACGACCTCGGTATTGACGCGGGTGTTCTGGCCCGCGACGCCAGGGTCATAGCCCCCGACGACGCCGACCTCGCGCACGTCCCAGTCGGTCGAGGTCGGCGACGCCGTCCCAGGAGGCACGTCGGGAAAGTCCAGGCCGAGACCGAAGGTCACCGGCGAGAGGAGTCCGTGCGCCTTGGCGCGCCCGCCCTGCGATCCGCGCGAGCGCACGCCGATCTGCGTCGCGGTGTCGACGCTGACGCAGTTCATGAATTCGTCGCCGACCTGCACGAGACACCCCGGCGTCGCCCCCGTGGAGCTGGTGACGTTCAGCTTCAGATCATCCGAGCCGCACGAGGCGGCGAGTGTGGTCTTGGTCAGTGCCATGTGCGTTCTCCTAGCTCCACACGCGCACGGCCATCTCGGGACGGAAGATCGTCCAGCCGTAGAGCGCGTCGATGCGTTCGATCTTCTGGTCGCTCAAGCCGCTGTACTGCTTCACGTAGCGCAGCGACACCGCGAGGCTCTTGGACGAGACACGCGTCACCTCCGCACCAGGGAGGTCGGCGTCGAGGTCGGCCATCGCCAGGATGAACGCCTCGGGGTGGTAGATGAGACCCTGCGGCGAGGTCGTCGCCGCGAGCGCGAACGGCCCTGCGCCGGTCTGCCCCATGAACGTCACGACCGCGCTGTCCGCCGGTGACGCCGTCACGGTCTGCAGCGGACCCGAGGTGATGATCGGCGGGTCGATGGTGGCGGTCACGATGGCCCCGGCAGCGGTCGCATCCGAGAGCAGGACGAAGTCCTGCAGCGCCCCGGTCGACGCGTAGTTCTGCGGGTTGACCTTGCTCACGCCCGCGATCTGGAAGACATCGCCGCGCTTCAGCGCCGCGCCCGTCAGCCCCTTCAGACTGAGCGTGGACCCGGTCTGGCTCGCGCCGTTGACGGCGGGCGTCGCCGCCGTGAACGTGCCGGTGACATGCTTCGCCAGATTTTGGGTCGCGTAGACTTCATCGATGCCGAGCCAGGGACCAGCGATGCGCCCCTTGCGCCACGTTGCGCTGATGTCGCCGACCGGATTGAAGAAGGTGAGGTTGGCGTTCGCGATGGTCGCCGACATCGTCGGGCTGATCATCCCGATGCGTCCGTCCTCGGGGACCGCGCCGTCACTGAGCTTCGCGCCCGCGAGCGCGTAGGTGAGGTTCGCGTTCGGGACGACCGCCGCCGTGCCGACTGAATTCGCCACGCCCGA